CTATAGAGCCTACAACTTGAACAGTGGCTGTTGCACCATTTGCATAGGCACCATCTGAAATGCCAATATAATTAGTAGTCGTCAAATTTGTAGCTGTGTACGGCGTAGTCAAAACAGCAACTTTTCCATAATAATTGTCATCTTGATCAACATATGGAACAACAACTTTATTTGCATTTGAATCAAAAGTCGGCCACTGTACATTATAAATGTTTCCAGTCTCAAATACTGTAGGAGAAGTAAAGGTTACTGAAGTACCACTAATAGTTCCAGTAACAAATTTACCTTTGTCGCTGTCATCACTGTCTTCATAAGCAATAACAATTTTATCGGCATTACTGTCATACACAAGACCCATGTCAGAAATACGACCGTTGGTTGTAAAAGCAGTCTGATTACCAAAGGTAATAGTACCATCGTTGGCATCAAGAGTATTAGTTACAGTGCCAATAATGGCGGCTCCACGAGATCCTGTTGGGTTAGTACCTTCGTCGTCCCAAGCAATCGCAACTTTATTCGTGCCAACAAAAACAATTTTTCCCTTTGCTGTCACATGAGTAGCCCATTGGCCAATAGATCCAGCCCAATACAAACCATTACTATTAGTGGAGTCTACTTGACCAACTCTGTAATATCCCTGTTCGTTACCAGTATATCGTTTCCAGATAATTATCGAATTCTTACCCTGAATTGCAATGTCGACATCTCGAACACTACTACTTGAATCAAAGGAGCGATCTGTACCAACACTAATGTTGTTATTATTGCTGTTTAATGTAAGTGTTTGGTGCTGGCCCTCCCCACCGGATTGATTGTGGTAAGCAACAACATGGCAATCTTCATCAGCACAATAAGCTTGAGCAAGGTATAAAACGTTGGAACTTCTGACTTGTGCAGTTGATCCGGTATTTACAGTATCAGTACCGCTGCGGTAAATAACTGTTGCATAAAGATGGCTGCTGTTATTAACATCTCTGTAAGAAACAAGGAATTTATCATGTGTTGAATCATAACTAACAGCAGTCCACTGAATATATGAAGATCTAAAAACTACAGGAGTTCCAAACGTAATAGTGGTTCCAGATACAGAACCAAATACAGCAGTGCCGTGATTACTGTTGCCGGTATCTGAATAACACACAAGAATTTTACCGTTTCCAAAAACAGAGGCAATATGAGCAGTATTGCCAGATTCAAACGTAACAGGTGTCGCAGCAGCAGCGGTTACGCCTGATTCAGCAACTGCAGATACAGTACCGTTTGCGTTAATAATTACAGTATCTCCGTTTGCAAGAGTCCCAGACGCCGTTGCTTCAAGTACACCAGCAGAAGCCGGGATAGTCCCGTTAGCTGCACTTGTAATACGACCCTGTGCATCGACAGTAATATCTGCAACGGTGTAGCTGCCTGCGGTTACAGCAGTGTCAGCCAGTTTAGCTGCGGTTACAGCTCCGGTAGCAAGTTTACCTGAAGTAACAGCATTACTAGCAATTTCACTTGTACTAATCTGTCCATTAGAAGCAGCCGTAATACGACCTTGTGCGTCTACAGTAATATCAGTAGCAGTATAACTACCAGCGGTTACAGCAGTGTTAGCCAGTTGATCAGGACCAATACCATCGTTAGCAATCTTTGTGCCTGCAATCGCTGCACTAGCATTAACCTCACTATTAGTAATACTAAGAGCAAGTTTGCTTTGTGCAATAGCAGCAGAGCTACTAACCTTAGCATTTGTTACAGCACCGTCCGTAAGTTGTGCTGTGTTGACAGAACCAGCACTAGGTGTACCGATATTAACAGACGAACCGACAGTAATGATAAAGAAATCAGAACTTGAAGCAGGTGCTGCAGAGAAGATAATATCAGCACCGTTAAGAGCAAAACCTTCAGAAGGTTGACTTGTACCAGAGTTAGGTTTTTGTACAACACCGTTAATACTTACCAGCAACTGTGCTGCGCCGGTAGGAGGGTTGCTAAGAGTAAACCTGTAAGCAGAACCGTTAAACGTAGCTGAACCACCACCAGTAGCACTAGATGAGCTAATAGTGTTAATAAAGAACTCACCAATAGACTGGACCTCTTCCCATGCTGTATCAGCAGCATCATACACCAACATCTTATTAGTGGTGGTGTTGAAGAACAAATCACCAGCATCATTGTTAGATGTAGGGTTACTAGAACCAACACGATAACGGTTATTAAAATCGTTAACGTCATCCGACAAAGTAAGGATATCTGTGTCTTTAGGGATTAGTTTGTGGAAAGTATAAGTATGTTCAGTAGATGTAGTCTGAACTTGTACACCAAGACCAGCCGCCAGTGTCGCATTATACATATGAGACGGGAAGCCGTTAATGGTTACAGACGTGCTGTTAAGGGTTGCACCTGTTGCAACACCAGAACCGTTGATAGCAAGACCACCAGCATCAGCAATACTAACAACAGTTCCTGCACTATCGGTAGGATCAGGATGGCTATTAGGGAAACTAGTTTCATTAGTAATAGCAACAAAACCACCAAGAGCATTAAACAGGTTAACAACATAGCTGTTAATAGCAGAGCTAGTTGGGATGTCGTTAGTGTTAGCCGCAGTAAACGTAGTTGTAACAGTTTTACCATCAAGCTGGTTTAGTTCAGCAGTGTTACTAGTAATACCAGTTAGGGTGTTTAGTTCACTAGTAGATAGTGTAGCACCATCAAGGATATTAAGTTCAGAAGTTGCAGAAGTAGTAAGACTATCTACATAATTTTTAGTAGATGCATCTTGTGCACTAGTAGGTTCACTAACACTTGTAATACGGCTAGAGTTTACGTCAACTGTACCTGTACCAGCTGGATCAAGAGAAACATTACCGTTAGGTGTAGCACCAATAATCTTGTTACTATTGACGTTAAGATCACCGAGAAGGGTACGAACAGACAACGCACCAGGTGGGATGTCAACAAAACCAGTGCTTTGGTCAACTGTAAATGTATTACCAACTTTAAAGGTACCTTGGTGATCAGTAGTAGCAGCCCATACTTTACCGTTACTTAGCTCTTTAATTTGGTTAGCATCAACTGGTACACCACCATTTTCAGGCAATGCACGATAGTCAGTACCACTACCAACGTATTCCATTGTATGACCGCTAGAAGCAATCATAGAACGTAGGAAGAATTGCACAGCAGTGCTACCTGCTACAGCACCATTAAGACCTAAATTTTGTGTACGATCATTGGTATCAGGACGGCTAACTGTAACAGTCCAACCACTTCCAGCAGCAGTTGCAGAAATAACAGGATAAGTATTACCACCAATATCTACAAGCATGTTGTCTTGTGGACGAGTAGTAGAACCATGCCAACCTGATGCAGCAGTAGGTGCACCAATAGTAAAGGTTGTAGAACCATCAGCAGCAGTAACTGTAGTAGTTGCCGTAAAGATTGCACTAGTAGAACGACCAGCAGCGATCAACGAAAAACGACCAAAGTCAGAAGTTGATGCAGCAAGGTTAGCTTGACCACCATTTAAACATGCAATATGGAAATGGTTAAAGAACGCATAGCTGCTCGTACATTGAGCGTAACCATTGTTAGTAACAAAGATACCAGGACCATCAAGCCCTGTATGGGTATAGCTGTCACAAACAATAGAACGCAGAGGTGAGTCGTTATGAGGTGTAGAACCATCAACTAGCAGACCACCACCAGTCGGTGCAGAATCAAGGTCACCAGCGCGACCCTTGTCTTCAGTACCTGCGTAAAAATTTAGATTACTGTTGTCAATCTCCGAATCAGAAAAGTTAGTACAGTTCTGAATATATGGAGACTTGTAGATCATTGCGTTCGGGTAGAACGAAACGTTCCAACCTTGAGTTGTTGGAAGACCATAAGTAGAGTCTTCCCATAGCGATCCAGATGCACCACGAGTACCGCTAGCCTTTACACCAGTAAACGTCATGTTATTGATGTAAGTACCACTGTTCACACGGAACAGACTGTTTGTTTCAGTAGCTGCAGTGGGGTGTACAATAACGTTACGGACGGATTCACCAATGATCGCAACGTCACGTTTTAGAATATCAATAGGTGCAGTTTCCTGATAAATACCAGGAGCAACTAAGACAATACTACCATCACCAAATGTTGCATCGTTATTAATGGTGTTAATAGCACCTTTAATAGTTTTCTTAGGACCACTAATACGGTGACCTTCGTTGTTATCATCACCGTTAACAGAGTCAACATAGATAACCTTATCCAACTTAGTAAACGTACCACCAGAGGTTACAGCTTCCCAAGCAGAACCATTCCACATGTAGACGGTTTGGTCATCATTATTTTGATACCAAGTCTTACCAGTTTCCCAGTTAGAACCACTAGGAATAGAAGTCTGAATAAGAGTGTCAAAACGACGGGCTGCAGCAAGAGCTGTGAAAACGTTAGTATCGGCTTCACTAGTACCAGAATCTTGTTCTGCTTGAGTGATAATATCACTGTTTTTAATACGATCAAAATCGATAGTATCAGCAGCAAGACCCAAAGTAATAGTACCATCACCATCATTAGTTACAGTAATACCAGTACCATCAGTACCAATATCACTAGTAATAGCAGTGTCAATTTTGCTATCTACGCGGTCATCAATAGCTTCAGTAGATGCAATCTTGGTGTCATTACTGACCCAAGTATTACCATCATATAGGGTGTTATCGTAACGATCCCAATAGTAAGTTTTTAGATAAGCATCTACATCATCAGGAATACCTTGACAATTAGCCTCTTGAACAGCATAACGCAGCTGCTCAAAGTTTTTGTTTAAGTCATCTGATCTAATAGCTGAACCAGGATTAAACAAAGCTTGAATGTCATCAACTTTAGTAATCCTTCTGATCTTTACATTGTCAACAGTAGGCTCACCTGGATCTGTTGGGGCAGTAGGAGTTGGTGGTGCAGTACCAGTAAACTCTACAATAGTAGGGTTAGCATCAGTAATACGCCACGGGTAGGTGCCATCTGTCGTAAGTTTTTCGTCGTATTCTTTTGTGACCACGTTCCAAAAATAAACGTGGATTTCAGATTTAAAAATATACGGGAAGTCAAAAGAAAATTGTGTCTTTGTCCCGTTTCCAGCTTGAATTGTTTGTACGTCAGTGCACGCCATGTTGTTTAATAACGATTAGTTGGAATGGGTGAGATACCTTGTTCAGCTCTTTGATCGTTGATCTTTTTAAGCATAATGCGTTGTTCAATAGCGTTACGCATTTCAGGTGTAAGATTGTTAAATGCAAGATCTTCAGCTTGTTTTTGTGCGTCTCTCAGCATCATATGGACCTGATCGTACTTACCGATAGGAACATCTTGTGAACCTACAAATGTACGACGCATTGTCTTAAGCTCTTTAATTGTTTGACGGGATTCAGCAATTCTAGAAATACGATTAATTTCGTCTCTAAAATACCCCATTTTACCCATCTCAACGTTTAATGAATTACGCTCATCAGCAGAAAGTTCTACACCACTGCGACGTTTAAATGCAGAGGATACATCATACTCAATGTCATACAGAAATTTCTCTTCCTTTGTCATAGATGGATGGACTTTTAAAGGAGAATAAGCATTCCAAACACGTTGTAGCATACTATATTTATTAGGGGCTTCACCACTAACAGGACTAATAACAGTAGGCAGACGGTTAGTTTGATCAATAAGACCAATCATTTGGTTACGGTTTTGTAACTGCTCAATGATGTTGTTGTTAAAATCTTTTAGACCACCATCTAGGATTCGACCAAATTCGTTACGCATACCGGCTAGTGGACCCATAGCGTTAATTTGACCTGCAGCCCAACGATTAGCAGCATACTCATTACCACTTAAAACTTCAACCAAAGGACGCAAAGCGGACAGAGCAGCCGCGTCAGTCAGGGCAGCAGCTAGAATAAAGCTAAGTTTTTCAAAAGCATTTTCTGTAGCAGCTTCCCCAAGCATGTCAAAATTGTCTGCTGTGTTAGCTACAGCCGCAACCCAATTACTTAAACCAGGACCAAGTAGTTCGCTATATTCAAAACGATTGCCACCAGGACCAACGATTGTACGTGGTTTATAGTTACTGTTTTTACGTCGTGCTGTGTCAAGTTGACGGTCAACAGAACCATCACCAGTAACGCTAAATAAACCATCACCAAACATTTTATCCTTAACTACAGTACCAATCACCATAGAGGTAACAAAAGTACCGACAGCCTTCCGACCAAGCGTCCGGTTTTTTAGGTCAACCAAAGCATTGATCTTTGCAACTTCATCCATCTGCTCAATTTTATGCCCACGAGATGCAAGGATACGCTCCATAGATTCGGGGTTTTCCATAAAAGTTTGGACAGAAGTATAAGAAAGATCATTAACATCTTTTTGGAAAGACTTAAGAGGTGCAGGAACATAATCATCCGCCACCCGTACAATGTTCATCATCGTTGTAGGGAACGTGAGAAACGGAGTTAAACCAGGCAAGGTTTGAAGAAGACCATCAACCTGTTTACTGAGACCAGTATCAAGGTTTAGTGCAATATCAGCATTACTATATTTAACAGCTTTATCTGTGATAATACCGTCAGCACCAAACATACTGTTGTATTCCACATCAGCAAGTTCTTTAACCCTAGCAGGGGTAGCTACTTCTCCTAGTGTTTCTAGCTCATCCATAGCACGAAAACGTGCTTTAGAATTAGCCAAGGTTGCACCAGTCCAAGCGTCAAATCCAGTAAACAAATTAGGCACCAGACGGAACACAGGATCAGCAGCCATAGCTTGCATTTCCTCATATTGTTTTACAAGGAATTTAAAACCATGCCTACCTTGTTCAGACTCTTGTTCAGCAATATAACGGTATTGGTCTAGCTTGCTTTCTTGTTTAATAACAAGGTCAAGACGAGACTGACCTTTAACAGCATTAGGGTTCTGAGATGCTTTCATAAACACTTGACCCGCATACGGCAGTGCTTTCTTCTGTGTATCGAAGATTGCACTGTAAGCCATCCAACCACGTTGCAATGATTTCATATCTTTACGAAGCAATGCTCCACCAAAATATGACACAGGTTCAGATACAATACCACCAAGGTTACCATACAATGCTTTAGCAGCAGTACCAACCGCAGAAAGTAGACTGTTGTAATAGTTAGATCTTACAGCCTGTGCAATAATGTTAGGTTGCTCAGGATTAGGGTCATAGACAGGACGGAAGTTTGTAAAACTGTTAAGGATGTCATCGTTCATCTTAGCAATGGTGTTAATACGACCATCGCTTAGTTCATATAACTCAAGGAATGAGTCAAAAATATCAGGACGGTTTTCCTGTAGATACTGCCAACTTTCAGTAAACTTTTCGCTGTCAGATTGGATCTGACGTAGGGCAACAGGGTAACCTTCTTTAATGTCATTAGCAATCTGCTCAGGAGTTTTAAACATGTTTTTAGCACGCTCACCGAGCGCAGCAATACCACGTTTCTGAGTAGTGAAATAACGAGTAGAACCAACTAGTTGTTGTAGGAAATTAATTTTATCTAGAATTTGTTCTTGAGCATTTTCAATAGCAACAGAACCACGGTTAATACGCATACCTTCAGAAAGGTCTGCAATTTGACCAGCCATAGACGTAGCTGTGTAAGCTTGAGCGCGGGCAACATCCATGCCTTTGTATTCTTTTACAAGAGAGTTAACAGAGCTAAGCGCATCTACATAACTGTCTTGAGTAAGAACTTCGACACCAAACTCATTTTTAGTAATTTGAGGATCTAACATCCGCCGCATATCTTCGATATTAGCAGTAGGATCAAACAATTCTAGAACAAGTTTGTCACTTGCTTTGGCTACTTCATCAGCAGATACAGCAAAATCGTCTGCAACCATGCCAACACGATCAGCTTCTTTTAGTTGTTTTGTTAAACCAATAGTAATTTCTTCAACACCACCAGCTGTTTCAGCACCGTATTTAAGAGCAGGACCACTAATAAAGTTACCAAGACGACCGTAAACAGTACCTTTGTTACCTTGAATACGTGCAGCGTCAATACTAGCGCCAACAATACCAAAGTCATCTACAGTACGGAGACCAGTCTCTCGAAACTCATATAGGTCATGAACACCTTTAAGAGGGATATTAGGATCAGCTGTTTTACTTGCGTTGTAATAACCAAGTTCATCCAGTGCCTCATCTTGCTTGGCTTGGTATTCAAGCAAAGCTTCTTCAGGTACATCACTGGTAGGTTTTGGTTTATTAGCTGCAAGATATTTTACAGCCTGATCGCTTTCACCAACAATCTTAGGGGCATTTTTAAATACATCTTTTACTTCATTAACAGCGTTGATAAATTTACCAGCAAAGCCTACCATAGGAATCATAAATCCCATAGCTAAATCTTCGTTGATATTTTTAGCACGTTTAACGTCAGGTGCATCACCTGCCATTGTAGCCCAGCTGTCAGGAATAAAGTCAAATTGAGGTGGGATAATTTGTTTTAATTGACCAGTTAGGTTTTCACCCTCATACTCAGAAGATACAGCACCTACAGCAACAGAAGCACCAGCCTCTACGCCTCGGGTACCAACAAACTTCATAAAAGCTGTGTTACCTAGTTGGTTAATTTTATTTGCTGCACCTAATTTACTAACAGCTTGAGCTTGTCCTCGTAATGCTAATCCCATTCCAGCACCTTGGAGAGCCATGGTAGGGAACAGGACAGAAGATACACTTCTAACAAATCCAGCTACTTTGTTTTCATACTTAGTAGCCTTTGGGATTTTTGGAGCGCCTGTAGGCGACAGTAAAAAGTTAAGGCTGTCAACTGCAGTATCAGCGATACCCGTAACTGCTGCCATATCAAATTCAGCGCCATGTTTATTGATCTTATCGAAATCAATGTTACCTTCTGCATCTCTGTATGGACCTTCCGTAGAAGGCGCAGAAGTCTCTTCCTGAGGTGAAGCTGACGCTGCCATAGCAGCTTGTGTGGCTTGTTGCTCTTGCGCTGTAGGCTCCTCTTGAGGGGCTTCGAGTCTCCCTTTGATCTCTTCGATCTGTTCGTTAGAGAGTTCGGTTTGGCGCTCTTGCTCATCCAACACAAAATCTTCACCTAGGTTAGAGTATTCTGTAGGGTCTTTCATCTAATTAAAATCCAAGCGTAGGGATAAAGGTTCTATTAAGCTGCCTGCGTTTACCTCTAACTTCTTCTGCAGGTCTTTCATAATCTGTCATAAAGGCATCAGCTGCAGCTACAGGATCAGCGTAGGGAGTAGCAAGGTATTGCGGTCCTACATCATCTTGTAGTGCAAAGTCAATTTGACCTTTCCAATTTGCTTCCCAATCAGGTACTGCCTGCTTTAACTTATCAAATCGATCAGCATGATGTTGGAAGAAACCACCAGAAACACCACTATCACCAACGGCTGCAGGATTAAACGAAGATTCTCCCTGAATGTTGGCTAGGATGCCTTTAGCATGGGTATCAGATACACCTTTAGATCGAATGTAATCATACACCTCCCTTGCAGTTGGTTGGCTGCTTTGTTGAGTTGTCACAGGAACCATACTAGGACGAACCCTGGTTGACAACAAACCTTGAGCTTGCACTACACCACGTTCAACTTTTTGATCTACATCAGATAAAAACAATTTTCTAAGTTTAGGAGATGCTTTATCGATAGCCACACTAGCAGGTGAAGGAGCCAGTAAAGGTTTAGGTTCTCCGGTCACAGCATTGTTAGCAGAACGTTGGGCATTATAAACCTCTGATGGTTTAAATCCAAACTTATCTGCAAATCTAATAACACCAGCTGGATACTGAATAACACCACCTGTTGATGCTGAAGAATAAGTAGCATCCATTTCATTAGGATCTGCTAATGTAAACGGTAGATCTACAACACCAGTGCCGTTTTTAATTATTAGTTTATCAATATAATTATTCATCTCCTGCCGTTCCCTAGGAGAAGACTCAATGTTTGGAAAGACCAGCCTATTGTTTAGACCGGTCTTTACATAAAAGGGGCTAGAATTATTAGTAGTACCGGTATCAACCATTTTGTTGATTTTTTCAAGAGCGAGAGTTGGATCATTAGTTAGTTTAAGTTGTTTAAGGTATTCACTTTGAAGACGTGCATGAACCAAAAATGTTTGAGAACTACCTTGGTCTTCGTTAGGATTTATTTTAGTAAGAGTTCTAGCTTTAGACAGCAAACCTTTTTTAATACCAAAAGCTTCCTCACCATACTTTGCTATCTCTTGTCTTTCAAAAGCCTCCATCGCATTTTTTTGAAGTGTTGGGTCAGCAATACTATTAACAAAAGTAAGGTCTAAATTACCAAACCGAGTACGTTCACTAATAGCATGTTCTACAAGATCTTTATGCCTTTTAAGTGCATCAGCTTCAATATTTTTAATAATAGGAGGCAGTGTCATACCTTTGCTATGATACCGTTCTAAAGCAAGTCTGGCAGTCCCTTTGGGATCTTGAATGTAGGCTTCTCTAATTTCATTAATATTAGAAGTTACCCATTCTCTATCTTCAGCTTTTTTAAATTTTTCTTCAGCTTCTATTTGTTTAGTAATGTTTTTATTACGTTCCTGTATCGCCGGGTTCCAACGGTTCGGCCATTCTTCATCATAAGGTTTACCACTACCTGTAGGGCTAACTTGACGAAGAATATCAATATCAAGATTCGGGTCTGCAATTTTCTGCATATGTGTATTATGAGCCTGAACCGTACCAAACATATTTTTGTTTTGGTGAAATGCCTGCGTCGCACTGTCTAGGCTATTACTACTATAAAGTGTATTAATTTGATCTGAAGCCTGTGCTTCAACTACCCGTATTTCAGCAGTGTAAGATTTGTTAACGTTACCTTTATCAAAATTTATTTTCTCTCGATACGCCTCAGACATATATAACCTCTTAGGGTTACCCATATACATCATCGTATCTTTCCAAGTTTGCTGCTGCAACTCCATCATAAGTTTATGATCTTTCATCACTTGGGCGCCTGTATATTCTTGCCCAGCAGCTGAAGTATATTTTCTTTTATTATCTAATGTACGGCTTCTAAACAAGCGTTCGTAGTAACCATATGCATATTTATTATCAATAATACGTTTTGTTTCTCCAGTATGAACAGGGTTAGTAAGGTGACCTTTCAGTGTATCTAACCGGTCTTCGTTAGACTCTATACCATTAATCGCTATTTCTGTGCCGAGAACTTGACCAGCTTGTAATGCCTGCTTTCTCGCTTTTATAGTTTCCTCTACTTCTTCGGTAGGGTCATATTTATATTCATAGTCTCGTTCGTTATTTAATGCCTCTTTTAAATCAGCAGCATCTTTGTTTGCCTTGGCTTTTGCAGCAGTTTGACTAAAATCTGCAATAGATTCTAAAATATTAAGAGGTGCCTGAGCGAAAGACACTGCCTGCTTAGCTGCACCTTGGATGTCAGCCATCTCTTGCTTATACTCATTCTCAGTATTACGCAGCAGGATCTCTTGATTTTCTCTTCGAATGCCTCGTGTGTACTCAGCATTTTCCTTCATTGCTTGAAGGTCTTTATCTCTCTGCTCTTTTTCAGCAATACGAGTACGTTCCATGTGCTGGACAATACGGTTGCTTTGCTCCCGCATCTGAGCAATACCCGCCGTACTTAGTTGTTGTGTTTGAAAACCTCTCCGCCGTGCGGCTGGACGGTATTGCATACGTGCCATAATAATTTAAAGAATAAGTTTAGCTGAAGACTATCCTGAGCTTGAGCTCAAGGGCCGAAGGGTTGCCACCCCAGCCCAGCAGCAGTTGAAGCATAGCTGGCGACAGTGCTGACACCAGCTGCAAATAGGTTTTGTTGATGTGCAGGTGGTACATAACCAGGAATAGCCTCCATACGATCAATAAAGATACGCTCAGGTGGAAGCTGTGGCTCTGGCTGATATGCAAGCTTTTCTGGTTTTAGCATTGTATTTGCTTTAACGTTAAGATCAGCAACCTGACGATCAAGTTGAATTTGTTGGATATTGCGACTTGTTTGTTTAATCTCACTTTCAAGGTTAGCTTTCATAACCTCTTGATTAAATTCAATTTCGTCATTAGCGTTTTTAACAGCATTTTCAATCCTATCAATATTTAAACCAACCCCCTGTTCTGCCAAACTAGCGTCTACATTAAGTTGAGCTAACTGAATAGATGCTTGTTTGTAAGTACCTTCAAGTTCAGATTGAAGCGACATTAAACCCCTAAAAAGAGCTGCTTTATTGGATTGTTGTTTTTTTGCTGTAGATGTACCAGCTTGACCTAATGCAGTCTTACCTTCAGCCAATAGACCTTCTACTAAAGCAGTTTCCCGTTTCAAAGCACCTTGGGTCATAAGAGTATCCATCTGCGTCATTGAACGCATATTACCAAACCTACGGTTAGATTGAATGCCTAAAAGTTTAACACCCTGCTCTTTACGATTAATATTTTGTTCAGCATAGATCTGTTTAAGATCCATCAAGTTACTTCTAAATTGAAAATCTTGGGCAATAAAAGCATCATCTATTGCAGCAGCTTCGTTCTTTAATCCTAGTGATTCACCCCTTGCATTTAGTCCATATTGACCAGCTGCAATTTGATTACTCTTTTCATATTCTTTTAAAGATGCGTTGTATTGATAATCTTGGATCAGATTATTATGATTCCAAGTTCTTAAATCAGTTTCATACGAAAAATCACGCATCGTTTCGTAATTTATACGATCTGTTGCATCTAATTCATCGTTATATAAATTAGTACGATCAGCAACTTCTTGGTTAAATTCCTTCTGACCTTGTTCCGCGTCTCTTGCAGCATCGTTAGCACTACAAGCACCACCGGTAAAAACATCACAGAGCAAATTATTTAACTCAATACCGGATGTTGCAAGCTGCTCTTCTAATAGATTATATTTTGGATTAAACATTAAGCTCTCCTATAAAATCGTGGGGAATAGTTACCTTCCCACATCATTGATACCAACGATACAGGGTATGGGAAATTGCTTTTCACTTTAAGTTCAAAATTAGTATTACGTTGGTGGATTGGTACGACAAATTGTCGTTCAGATTTAATAGGATTACTGTCAGCTGCATAATAATCAGCATCTGTAGTAGACTCAATAGGTTTCCATAGGTTTGAGCCATCTGCTTTTACTTCAAAACTAACTGATCCAGTTCTACCAACAGAGAATTTAACCCTGGAAATAGTTAAGGTAGCAGTAAAATCAGTTTTATTATCTTCTGGACGGTAATAAAATTTAGGTAAAGTTACGTCAAATTCATAGTTGTAACCTACAACAATACCGTCAGCATAATCTGTAAACTTACCTTTTACTTCAAAATAATGATACCCTGTTCCAGACTCAATACGCTCTTCAGCAGTAGCATAATAACCTGCATCAGCATCAACAACAGAACTAGTACCTACATCAGCTTCAGGTACTGTTAAAAGCATTACAGCTTGTTTACTATCAATAGGAGTATATGGTACGTAAATCTTAGTGATATCATTAGTCACATCATACACAACTGCATCTACAGACGCATGAGGTTTGACAGGACGTGTTGCCATATCTAGACAAGGGTTACCTGTAGTGGTAGTTGCTTTTGCAACCACATCTCCAGTAGGGATTTGGTCTAGAGTAATTTTACTAAGAGTGTACTCATCTTCGTGTTGAGAAACAATAATTACATCTTCATCAATAATTTCTGCAGCTTGGATTGTAGGCGTAAGGTACCACTTTGTCCAAGCTTGGAATAGATCTTTTTCACCATCATTGTAGTACCTATACAAGTACATATAATGTGTTGATCTATCTACCAACATGATGACAGAGTTTTGTGGACTGACAACCAATTTGTCAATAGTGTTAGGTATCCATTCTAATACAACTTTACTAATATCTACAACAATAGGACTCTGTTCAATTTCCCGTAGCTGTAATGTAAACAGTTTAGCATAACCAGGGACTGTATTAATAAATGCTGTAGTAATACCCACATCAACAGGTGGGATGTTTGCTGACATTTCGTAGTTAGAGATAGCTCTAATTACAGTTGTACTAGGTGTGAGCGTATTTGTACTAGAAGAGTACACTTGAAACTGCTGACGTGCACTAAACAATAAGAGACCTTGCGGTGATGGTAGTACATCAGTCAGGAAAACAGGGCGCACACTAGCAACATTCAAATCAATAGGATCTGATTCTATTTGTGTTAAGGCAGATCTGTTAAAGAAATTAAATGAGTCATTTGCTACACCAAAGAATACATTGTCCTCCGACAAAATACCAAATCTGTTGTTGTAGAAAAACGTAGAGTTAATTTTAAAACCAACAAAAGATGGATTAGGATTTGTGTTAGCATCACCAACCTGCCTACCTGCATAAGTAATAGGCTGAAGTCTTAGTGTAGTTGGTCCTAAAATTTCCAACTGGTGTGGCATTGTAGCATTGTTTAGACCAGGTGAGGCATCTCTTGCTAATGACTCTTGCCAGTAACCTTTACCGCTGGTACCATTAAAAGCTACATACTGTAGATAATAATCATCTTCAGCACTGCTAGTGTTTAAAACCTTTACGTTGTGACCATGGAATGATTCTGTAGGTACATCGTTAGAGTCTTGTACATCATCTTGAAACGCTTCAATACCTAAGTTAGCAGGACCACCACGTGCACTAATAGTAAAGGCAACAGCGGTACCTGAAGGTGTTGAGTAATCTGTAACAACAGCATTAGACCCTGCTGTACGTCTAATTGTAATACTATTAGAGTAAGATTCTAGGGACCATACACCACTAAAATTAACGTTATTAGCAGCCTGCTGTGTTTCAATAAGATTTTTAATAGCGTCAATTAAATGATGATTATTATTTATATCACTTGAATTGTAGAAAAGAAATTCATCAAATGTAGTTGAAGTTTGTGATGTAACTGATGCAGTCTGTCCTTGAATAGTTACATTATAAATGTAGCTACCTGTCAAGTTAACAAGTTTAATAGTACCTACAGAGTTAGCCGTAAAAGTACCTAAAGCTTGTTGAGCTACTGTAACTGTTTTGTTTGTAATAATGGTTACATCTTGGACACTACGAAAATGATAATCAGATTGTTTTGTGCCAGTAAGGTAAGACCCACCATTATTAGTTACAGTACAGAAGGTGCCTTCTTCTTTTGTCCATACATAGATATTGGAACCTTTAATGGCACCTACATACGATCCAGCTTCGTCTCGATCAATAAAGAACCATGCAGCATCAGCCAGCTCTGTTTTACTAAAGGCGGTACCGTCGGCTTTTTTTAGAACACTGGTGTGCTCCATGCCTGGTCTTTTAAGCAAACCATAAGTAGGATCTGGATAACCATTAACTATTTCAGTTACCTGATTAGATAATTTTTTGTCGTCATTTTGACGAGATACACCGCCAAGAAAATTAGGAGTTGTCTGAGTTATTGCTGGCATTAGCGTTGCAAAGTATGGAACGGTTTGTAAGGTTGATAAAAGTTACCACCATCAGGCGATCCAAAGAAAGAGTAATCACCTTGGTTGCACTCATATTCATTAGCCTGAGCACGTGTAGCAAGTTCTTTTTGTTGTAATACTTGGTACTGATTGGTATCACCAATAATACGGCTAGATACAATAGCAGCAGCACGGGCAACAATATGTGCTTGGATAGGAGATGGGATATTCCCCCACTCAAAGTACCACAAAATATCTACATATACAGACTCAGCTGTCCATGTATAACTGTGTTTCTTTTTATCGTAAAGTTTGCCGCCACGGAACACAGCGTCTTTTTCAATGTTTTCAGGGTAACCCTGGTTAAGGTCCATTTGTAAAACATCGTCAGCAATTCTGATTTCATTATTAGAATCAGGTGTAATTTTATAATCGTATTCTGTATTAAATGACCAGCCTTCACTCTGTACTTCACGCGACACTTCTCTCAGGGTGTTGAGTGCAATCGCAACGTCCGGGTTGGTTTGGGTTTCAACTCTAGTTGTAACTTTATTTTGAGTTAGTGCACGCTCAGAAACAGTCTGTGAAATATTAACAGTATATGTATAAGTCACAGGATTAGTTGACTGTTCGACACCAGCAACCGCAATAGAAGTACCAGTAGTTACACCTGTACCACCAATATATGTACCAACAGGAATGTTAGCAGTTTGAGTGGTTAGAGTAGTACCTGCAATGGAACCAGTAAAACGATCTACTTCATTAATTACAATAGTTTCTTCAGTTGTCAACGTGGTTACAGGGGCCTGACCAACTGACGCCAGGATCTGATTAACAGCTTTAAGCTCAGTGGAGCCAGTAGATAGGTAAGGCATAGTTGATAATGAGTATTATTCTCAATAAAATTTAAAAAAAAGGAGTCCCCGAAGAGACTCCCATATAACTGCAATTAGAAGCCAGCAGGCTTGGTAGCAGTACCAGCAAACAGTTCTACAGAAGCAGCGGGATTCAGGTAGTCTGCACCCATGGCGAGACGACCCAGGATCACGTCACCCTGGTAGATTGTGGATACGTCGCCACTGGTGACTTGCACCTGAGGAGCGATAGCTTCCACACAGCCAGCAGCTTCACGTTGGAAGATGAGGCCACAGCTGTTAGCGAATTCGGTTTCTTCACCGTACTCGTTGTTGATACCAGCCACATCGGCAGCAGCATCTTCAACAGCTTCAGACACGAAAGAACCGGTGTTACCAGGATCGGTTACACCAGGGTTCGTAGCAGAACCAGTACCATACTTAGTACCGTACTGAGAGAAGAACGGAATGTTCATCGACTTAAAGATTTTGATACCAGCAATCTCGACGATTCCTTCAGCACCCTGCAGAGCAGAGCCTTGAGCGTCGCGGTTTACCAGACCATTACTACCGACCGCTTGGATCAAAGAGTAGTATTGGCGAGGGTTTAGAATACCGACCCTACCGTCTTGGCTAACACCCTTTTCATCGAGTGCAGCAGCGGCATCATAGAATGCTGTTACTAGCTTACCAGAATCATAGGCATCAGAAGCAGCAGTACCGGTAGAACCAACACGGATCTGTGTACCACCTGGCTCAACATAGCCAGACTTAGTGATCGGAGAAGCAGCACGTGCACCACGAGTGATGGCACGGAAGATCAGACGATCATATTTTTGTGCAAGAGCGTAACCGATCTTACGGCTGATCTCAGAACGCATGTCATAGTGTGACAGGGTTTCATCGAGATCATACAAGAATGCAGAGCTGATCAACAGGTCATCGACCGTGATGGTCTTCTCAGCCACTGGAGGTGCATTATTGCTGTCACCCAGAATGCTGTTTCCAGGAGTATGGAATTCAGCTTTGGTGTGACCAGTGTAGATGAACTGCAAAGATTTGCCGTTCGTCAAAGTACGACGCATAACCAGATCCCGAGCGATAGCATTATGCTGGAATCCTTTGAACATTTCTCCACTGAACAACTTCAGATAGAGAGCGCGGGCGTCACCCGTGCTATTAGATTGACCCGGGCGCGTAAGTTGCGCGGGGTTTGTAGAAGATTGAAAAGCCATTTC